TCAGTTTGTAAATGAGTCTAAATCTCTTGCCACTATTCATGGCAGGAGATTAGGTCTTGTGCCAGATGGTCATGGTGGATATCATGATAAAAATACTGGAGAGTTTATTGCAAAAAATGTCGGTGGTCGATTAAAGTTTTATAATCAAAATCAAGTAGTTGGTGGACAAGACCCTGCACAAGTTAGAACAGCAGCAAATCAAAGACCAGTCGCCACACAAAATCCAAGTTTTAGAAAGAAGAATACTGTTAAAATTAATCCAGCAGAATCAATTGATAGGAATCAAGAACGTGAACTTAGAGAAAGATATATTGCTGGAGAAATTTTTAACGAACATACTTTTGTTCAAAATATAAAAACTGGAATGATTGGTAAGATTGTTCGTAGAGGAACCAATCATTTAATTTGTGTAACTGAAGATGAACAAATGTTTAAGTCTTGGATTAGGGATGTAAAAGAGTGGACAGAAGTATCTGGAGTTCCTGCAACTCAAAGGGAGGTTGGGACTGATGCTTTTAGGGAATATGTTATGAGAATGACTAATACAAAGAAAATTAGAAATTTCATAAATAAATACAAGGCAAAAAATAAGCATTAACTAATTAGAGTAATGGCAAAACTACAGCATATCATCACAGACCTCCATCAAGTTTACTTGACTGAGATGGAAGCAAAAATTAAACCTCAATTAGGCAAATCATCTGCATCTTCCAGCGGATCTGGTGGTGATAAAAAGGATGCTGCTGGTGGTGGCGGGGAAGACAATATTAAAAAGCAAGCAAGACAACTTGCATACGATACAAGATACAAGGCAAGACGAGAAGGTATTCCTTTAGAGAGAGCGTTTACTCAAGCACTTCAAAATTCTAGTGCATCAGCTCCAGTTAAGGATGCTGCAAAGGCAATGCTTTTTAGTGGTGGAGTTAAAGAAGAAGTTGATCAAATTGAAGAAGAAGATAAGCAAAAAGTTTTAGTTACTCCAGCAAAAGGATATGGAAAACCATATCGTAGATATGCTTCTAGAACAAAAATTCATCAACTGAGATCCAATCCTCAAATTCAATCTGTAACTGGAACTTCATATGGTAGTCCATATGAGGGTGAAAAGAAAAAGGGTGAACAAACTGCTGCTGCTCTTCAACATAAACCAGGTGGCAAAAAGGCAAAGAAGGATTATGATGGGGATGGTAAGATTGAAAGTGGAAGTAAAGAACATGCAGGAGCAGTTCATAATGCTATTCAAAGAGCAACTGGTGGAACTCCTAATGGGCAAGACACTAGAAATAAAAAAGTAAGAAAAGAATCATTTGAAGAATTTTCAGATTGGAGAAATGAACTTCATGAAGTCATTCAAAATTCCAAAAATGGTGATGTTAAAAAAATTTCAGAGAAAAATGTAAATAATAAAATTGTAATTAATCCACAATTAAAAGAAGAAAGTATTTTAGAATCTGTTGATATTGCATCAGAGTATTTTTATCAAGAAGGATTAAATTCTACTGGAGTAGATATTTTAATTGAAGAACTTGGTATCGAAGATTTTGTCCAATTTGTATTTGAATTGTCTGAAGAATATATCCTTACTGAAGCAAGAGCAGGTGGGGTAAGAGTAGAACCAAAAACCAAAGCTGGTAAATCTGTAGGTTCTCTTAAAGGTGGTGCAAAAACTGCTGCTATTGCTAGACTTCGTAAAGAAAAGCAAGCAAGAAAAGATTCTGAATCGAAGGCATCTTCTTCAAAACCATCGGGAATGAAGGCAGCACTGCAAAGACAATCTGCTGTTGCAAGTGCCAAAAAGCAACAACCTGCTAAAAAACCTTTAAAGGATAGGATTGCTAGAGGTGTTCTTGGTGCTGTTAAGGCATATCAGCAAGGTATGGAGCGCCATAAAGCGGCAACCGCAACTGCTGGTAAGGCAGTAAAAGTTGCAGCGAAGGGTGCATCTGAATTTGGTAAAGGAGTAGCATCTGGTGTAAAGGCAACTGCAAAAGCAGCACAAGCAGCACACAAAGTCCTTAAAAATTCTTATGAGATGGATGAAGCCGTTTATGGGGGTCAAAAAAAGGAACCAAAAGATACCCGAATGGTTGTTACCAAAGCAGATAAGACTGGAAATACTAAAGCATGGCAAAACTTTAAGTCAGGCAACCCTGCATATAAAGCAGCAGCACATCTTCAAAAATCATCTTTTGAACCAGAAGGTGATGTAGTTGATGAAGATCTTGCACAAGCACGTAAAAATGTCGGTGCTAGTAAGTGTTGGCCTGGTAAAGTTGCTAGAGGAACAAAAATTAAAAATGGTAAAGAGGTTCCTAATTGTGTTCCTGAAGCAGCAAGAGAACCCTATGCAATCGGTATGGCAGCAGCGATGAAGTCAACTGGTGACACTCCACCACTAGAAAAATCGACTATTAAAAAAGCACATAAAATTGCTAAAAAAATTGAGGCAAAAGAAGCAGTAGATCCACAATCATCGTTGTCACCAAAACAAAAAGACACTGAACAACAGCAAACTTTAAATGCTAAAGCAAAGTTAGAAAGAATTTTAGCAACACGTAAAAGTGCATATCAAGAGGAGACTGAACTTGATGAATTAAATCGTTATGAAAAAGAAAAGGGTAAGGATTATAAAACTGGTAAACCAGTAACTAAAGGTGGAACCATGGGTGGTGATGATACTCATTCAAAAGTAATGAGACATATGCACAAAACCATGGGTGCTGGAAGGATGGGTGCTGGTGGTGCTATTCAACCAAGAGGACAAAAGAAAGTCCCTGGTAAGAAACCACCTACTGCAGGACAATATGGTGCTCCAGCATCTCCCGCACAAAAAGTTGCAAAACGTCGTGCTGATGCTCAAAGAGCAAGAGATAATATGTCTTCTAGATTTGATTGATACTAAATAGGCCAGGATACTCTCATACGGAGGTCATCATGGGCGCAGTAGTAGCAGTGGTAAAACCACTTCTAATTCAAATTGCAACACATCCAGCGGTCAAGAATCTTGTTCTAGACTTGCTCAAGAAGTACGTTGATAGTACAGATAATAGTATTGACAACGTAGTTTATGAATTGGTTAAAGATAAACTCTTTACACCACAAGCATGATTACTTGTTTTGTAACTAACTGGGGAGTAACCATTATTCTTGGTCTATTGTTTACTACATCTGAGTGGTTATCAAAAACAAAAAGATTTGAAGAAAATGGATTACTGGATTTGACTACAAATTTTTTAAGAGTAGTTCTTCATAAGGGACCTAAAAAATAAAAGGTCCTTTTTTTCTACCTCAGTGTTTTTATAAATAAAAAAAGAAAATAGTTATCTTAGGCAATCACATGGCACTCTGGGGAAATAATGATGCTAAGTTTTCAGGGGGTACAGTCTCTCTGAATTATGCTACTCTTGTTGTTACTGGTTCTGGAACTACGTTTGGTCAAGTTGGTGCTGCTGCCACTGGAAATGTAATTAGATTTGGTAGTAGAACTGATAGCACCTATGTTGGCGATGCTGTAATTGTTAGTATTGCTGGAACACAACAACTATCAATTGCATCAACTGCTGGTTTAAGTGGAGCAGCAATTTCTGGATTGGCATTTGATATTAGTGAACTTCCAAAATATACAGTTATTGATAGCAATTACACTCAATATAATGTGCAGAGTAACTCTGCGGAGACCACAGTTGTAGTTCAAACAAGTGTAGCTTCAACTGCTGCTGTTGGCGTGGCAACTGTTGCAATCGCATCAACTGCGGGAATTATTGCTGGAGATACTTTTGTAAGTGGTAGTGTCTCTAAAGTAATTGTTTCCATTGCTTCTACTACAGTATCCTTTGGTTCAACAATTGCAAGTTCTCTTGCAAGTGGTGCTGCTGTAAATATCACTAGATCAAGTGGTACTTATGGTAAGAGTGTTTACGGTGTTGCTGCTGCTGGACTGGAAAGTTCAGCAACAACTGCTTATGAATTAACTCATGGTGGATGGGTTGGTGTTACTACCTATGTTGACCAACACGGCAATCTTAGAGTTAAAAAGGAAACTCTAGTTGCAATGTCTGGAATTACAACTGGTAATACTCCAATTTATGACGGCAATCCACTTGCTTGATAGATAGTTGAAAATATGAATTTTACTGAATTGAATGAAGATAATTTTTTATTATTTGCTATAAAAAATTATGAGAACCCTCAAGCGGTTACAAAAGATGATTTTGATAAAGACCTAAATCATTTTAAGTATATCAAAAGATTACTTAAAAGGTATAGAAACAGTGGTCAATTGAAAACTCATCTTTTGATTAATCATTTTATAATTCTTTATAATATTTTTGGAGAAGCAGCTACACCAATGCTCTTTTATAAGATAGAAAGGGATTTATGGGATGTAATGAAAACATTTATTATATTTTTGAATAGACTCCCAGAATATCCTAAAACTTATATCCACGATATTCCTGTTGACATTCACTGTTTAGCAGAACTACGGAAGGTTTATAAAGATGAACCCACTTGATAAAATCATTCAAATTATTCGAGAAAATATGGTTGCTAATGCCCCAGGAACAAGTGGTGGATATACGTCAAAAGGTGAACCTACAACAGTTGCTGGATTTGACCCTGTGATGGATGGAAGAACTAAAGTTATGAGAAGACTTCCAAAAGAATACAGTAAATTTTTAAGGAAAAACAAAAAGAGGTAATATGTTTTCCCAAGAATCAAAATTAGCGGTTCTTGAATCTAAACTCGGTATTTACGAAGATTTATCCCGCGAAATGCTAGCAAAGTTAGAAGCAGCGGTTGATAAAATTTCAGAAGGTAATTCTCGCATTGCAACAATCCTTGCAAAGCACGACGAAAGGATTGAGCAAAGCATGAAGAATGATGACCTTCTCATCAAAATGATTGATGAGATGAAGGAAGATAATAATAAAGAGCATCAGGAAATAGAACAAAGATTTCAAATAATTCAAACAAAATTGGATGAGTTATCAAAGTTTAGATGGCAGGCAGGAGGAGTCCTTGCTGTTTTTGTTTTGGGACTTACATTATTCAACGGATTTATACCAAAACCAACCGCTCCACAACAGGTTATAATAGAGCGCACAAAATAAATAATCATGGTTTAGTTAGAACCATGATTAAGAAACAACATAAGAATATTGACTCAGTTTACTGTCTACAAGAATTAACAAACACAGTCATTAAATGGACTAGCGTTATTAGTGTCTGTTTAATGGATTTGGAGGTTGACAGCAGGTTCTGGGGATGGTAGTATTGGTCAACTCAAATTAATTGTTATGGATTATGTTGACGTTAGGTTTATTAACCTAATAGCTCCTCGTCTTCAAAAGTTTAAGTTTGTAAAGAAAGACCTGTATAATTTTAGGTGTCCAATTTGTGGAGATTCTCAAAAGAACAAAACTAAGGCGCGTGGATATATTTACAATGTAAAGAATAATGCAAATTATAAATGCCATAACTGTGGAGTTAGTTTATCTTTTAATAACTTCTTAAAAAAGGTTGACTCCGAACTTTATAAAAAATATACTTTAGAAAAATTTAAAGAAGGTCATACTGGAAAAAATTTTACAACAGAAGAACCTAAATTTGAATTTGCAAAACCAGTATTTAAAAAGAAACTGGATTTGCCCAAAGCATCAGAAGTTCCAATTGCCAGAGAGTATCTAGAAAATAGAAAACTTAATCCAGAAAAGTTTTATTTCACTGACAAATTTAAAGAGTGGACTAACACTCAAAAAGTTACGTTCGACACCATTGGTAGAGATGAAAGTCGCATTATTATACCAATGTATGATACTGATAATAACTTGATTGGATTCCAGGGAAGATCCTTAGGTTCAAACTCTGTTAAATATATTACTGTGATGCTTAGTGAAGATGCCCCAAAAATTTATGGACTCAATCAAATACAAAAAGACAAAACTATCTACGTCACCGAAGGTCCGTTCGATTCCACTTTCATTCCAAACTCGATTGCTCTTTGTGGAGCTGATGGTGATCTTGGTAAGTGGGGTATTAGCAATCCTGTTTGGATCTATGATAACGAACCACGTAATGCCGAAATCGTCTCCCGCATTGCTCGTGCCATTGAACGAGGAGAAAGAATTGTCATCTGGCCCTCTAGTATAAAAGAAAAAGATATTAATGATATGGTTTTATCTGGACTTGATGTTAAGTCCGTGATAGAATTAAATACTTATTCTGGATTAGAAGCAAAACTTAAATTTACCACTTGGAAGAAAATATGAGCAACGGAATTAAAGTAATTAAGAGAAGCGGTAAGGTTGAACCAATCAACCTTGATAAGATGCATGTAATGGTTGATCTTGCATGTAAAGACCTTGCGGGAGTGTCTGCATCTCAAGTAGAGATTCAATCTGGAATACAATTTTATGATGGTGTAACAACATCTCAAATTCAAGAAATTTTAATTCGGTCTGCTTCTGACTTGATTGATCTTGAACACCCAAATTATCAGTATGTGGCAGCAAGACTTCTTTTGTTTTCTATTCGTAAATCAATTTATGGAAAACTGCATGATATCCCCACTTTAAGTGAGCATATTGATAAATGCGTTAACAAAGGTGTCTATGATGAAGATATTCTTTCTAGATATACTAAAGAGGAATTTGCAAAGGTTAATAGTTTTATTGACCATACTCGTGATTTCTTATTCACTTATGCTGGACTTCGCCAGGTAGTTGATAAGTACCTTGTGCAGGATAGAAGTGGTGGAGGTGTATATGAAACTCCTCAGTTCATGTATATGATGATTGCTCTGACTATCTTTGCAGAGTATCCCAAAGAAACCAGAATGTCATATGTCAGGAGGTACTATGACGCAATCTCAAAGCACAAAATCAACATTCCCACACCTATCATGGCAGGAGTGCGAACTCCACTTCGACAATTTGCTAGCTGTGTTCTTGTTGATGTTGATGACACCCTCGATAGCATCTTTACTTCTGATATGGCTATCGGCAGGTATGTTGCACAAAGGGCGGGAATCGGTATCAACGCAGGTCGCATCCGTGGCATCAACAGCAAAATCCGAGGGGGAGAAGTTGCTCATACAGGTGTTATCCCATTCCTCAAAAAGTTTGAGGCAACTGTCCGATGCTGCACTCAAAATGGCATCCGAGGTGGATCAGCAACTGTCCACTTCCCAATCTGGCACCAAGAAATAGAGGACATTCTTGTATTAAAAAATAATAAAGGAACCGAAGATAATCGTGTTCGTAAGTTAGACTACAGTATCCAAATTTCTAAACTCTTCTATGAACGATTCATTCAAGACGGAGAAATTACCCTCTTCTCCCCGCACGACGTTCCTGGTCTGTATGATGCTTTTGGGACTGATCGATTTGACGATATGTATGTGGATTATGAACGAGATCAGTCTGTTCCAAGAAAAACTATTGGAGCTCAAGAACTCATTCTGGACCTCTTGAAAGAGAGGGCAGAGACTGGTCGTATTTACATTATGAATATTGACCATTGTAATTCTCATTCATCTTTTAAAGATAAGGTGAATATGAGTAACTTGTGTCAAGAAATTACTCTTCCAACAGACCCTCTTGAACACATTGATGGTGAAGGTGAAATTGCACTCTGCATTCTTTCTGCCATTAATGTTGGAAAAGTTAAGTCTGATGAAGAACTTGAAGAACTTTGTGACTTGTCTGTTCGAGGACTTGAGGAGTTAATTGACTATCAGAAATACCCAGTAAAGGCGGCAGAAATCGCCACGAAGGCGCGTCGTTCTCTTGGTGTAGGGTATATTGGTCTAGCACACTATTTGGCAAAACTTGGATATAATTATTCTTCACAAGAAGCATGGGATGCAGTTCATGGATTGTCAGAATCTTTTCAATACTATTTGTTGAAATCATCTAATCAAATAGCAAAAGAAAAAGGTTCTTGTACATATTTCAATAGAACAAAGTATGCTGATGGTATTCTCCCAATCGATACATACAAAAAAGACGTAGACGAAATTTCATCTATTAACCTTCAACATGATTGGGAAGAACTTAGAGCATCAATCCTGGCTCACGGTCTCAGGCACTCAACACTGTCCGCACAGATGCCATCGGAGAGCAGTTCCGTTGTGTCAAACGCAACCAATGGAATCGAACCTCCTCGCGGATACTTGTCCGTTAAAAAGTCGAAGAAGGGACCTCTCAAGCAGATTGTCCCGCAGTATCAAACACTTAAGAATGCTTATACGCTTCTTTGGGATATGCCTGACAATACTGGTTATATCAATATTGTTGCTGTTATGCAAAAGTTCTTCGATCAAGCGATTTCTGGAAACTGGTCGTATAATCCAGAAAATTATCCCGATAATGAAGTTCCTACTTCAGTAATGGCAAATGACTTTTTAAGAACTTACAAGTATGGTTGGAAGACTTCTTATTATCAGAACACTCATGATATGAAGAGTGATGAAATTGAAGATAAGATAGATAATAAAGTCAAGAATCTTCTTGATGATATTCTAGAAACTTCTGAAGAGGAAGATTGTGAAAGTTGTAAAATTTGAGTTTGATAACATTTTTTAAGTTTAAATAATTTAGGGAGACATAGAGGTATGCAATTTAATTTTCTGGAAACCGACAAAAAACAAAATATCAGAGGAATGACGGTTTTTAACACCGAACAAGTAGAATTAAAAAAACAACCAATGTTTTTTGGTCAACCGTTAGGAATCCAGAGATATGATTCATACAAATATCCAGTCTTCGATAAACTAACCACCCAACAACTTGGATACTTCTGGAGACCTGAAGAGGTATCTCTCCAGAAGGACCGTGGTGACTATCAAACATTACGCCCTGAACAAAAGCATATCTACACTTCTAACTTGAAGTATCAGATTATGTTGGACTCTGTTCAGGGTCGTGGACCTGGAATGGCATTTATTCCATACTGCTCACTTCCTGAATTGGAAGCATGTATGGAAGTGTGGGGATTCATGGAGATGATTCATAGTCGCTCATACACATATATTATTAAAAATGTTTATTCCGACCCTAGTGAAGTATTCGACGCTATCATCACAGACGAACGTATTCTAGAACGTGCTAGGAGTGTTACTGAGTCATATGATGACTTTATCCAAGCGGCACAACAATACGGTTCTTCACATGATTGGTTACATCGATTAGAGGGTGTATACTCAGCAAAGGAGTCACTCAAAGATGCTAAACGAAAACTCTACAGAGCAGTTGCCAACGTCAATATTCTTGAAGGTATTAGGTTCTACGTTAGCTTTGCTTGTTCTTTCGCATTTGGTGAGCTTAAGCTTATGGAAGGATCAGCTAAAATTATTAGTCTTATCGCAAGAGACGAAAACCAACATTTAGCAATTACCCAAAATATTTTGAATAAGTGGCGAGATGGTGATGACCCTGAGATGAAGCAAATTGCAAAAGAAGAGGAAGAGTGGGTCTATAAAATGTTTGAACGTGCGGTAAATGAAGAAAAGAGATGGGCAGAATATTTGTTTAAAGATGGTTCTATGATTGGATTAAATGATAAACTTCTTTGTCAGTATGTTGAATGGATTGCTAATCGTAGAATGAAATCGATTGGTCTTAAACCTCTTTATGATATTTCTGCAAAGAACAATCCACTTCCTTGGACACAGCATTGGATTTCTTCAAAAGGATTGCAAGTTGCTCCACAAGAAACAGAAGTTGAATCTTATGTTGTTGGTGGAATTAAACAGGATGTTAATAAAGATACTTTTACTGGATTTAAACTTTGATACTAGGGAGGGTTAACCTCCCTTTTTTTATAAATACAAATAAACATCTAATTCTAGGGATATGAACTTTACTAATATTTCTGAAGCATACCAAGCAATTTATGAACCAATTGAATTGGTTGAAGAATTCCTTTCAGAGGAATACGACGGTATCGAAGATCTGACTGAAGAGAATTTCAGTGACATTGTTGAAGAAACTGTCTATGAAGTTTTAGAAGAAGGTCTTGAACTTGATGAGTTAGATGATATTTTTGAAGCAGTAATTATGGAACTTAATCCATATGCTCCTGCTGGATCAAAAGATGCTAGAGCATATCAAAAGTCAACTTCATCATCTAAGCGTGGTGCTGAGAGAGCAGCAGCAGTCTCTGCAGCAAAGGAAAAGGTAAAGGGTGCAGTTAAGAGTACAGTTAAGAAAGTTAAAACAAAAGCTATTTCTGCTAAAGGATCTGCTGAGAAGACTACAAAGGGACTTAAGCAGCAGTCTCATGTTGGTCTTGCAAAATATGCAAGTAAGCATAATTTAGTTAAGGGTGCAGGTCTTAAAACTCAGTCAAGCAAAGGTAGAGGTGAACTTCGCTCTGCAGTTGTCAAGCATGTAGGTTCTAGAGTTAAATCAAAAATTAAATCTGCAATTGGTAAAGTAAAGCAAAAGGCAGCATCTGCAGCAGTCTCAGGATATGCAGCAGCACGTTCTGCTAAGCAAGCAGCATCTGATGTCAAAAACAGAGCAGTACAATCTGTTAAGAATAAGGCAGCAGTTGCAAAGCGTAATGTAAAGGGTGCAGCAGGTGCAGCAAAAGCAGGTGCTAAGAGTGCTGTAGGTAAGGCAGCAAGAGCAGTCTCCACTGGTGCTGGTAAGGTTGCTTCCAAATTGGGTGAAGAGTTTGATACTTATGATATCGTTCTTGAGTATCTTTGTGTAGAAGGTTATGCAGATACCTTAGAAGATGCAGAATGGATTATGGCAAACGAACTTGACTTTGATACTATTGATGAAATCATTGAAGCTTTTAAAAGTGCTAATCTTGATAAAATGAAGGCAAAGGAAGCACAACATGCCAGTGATGCTTTTAAAAAGGGAACTAATGATGATGGAAAGTATAGAAGCGATTCTAGAAATAGATCAATGAAGATGCATGGTATTCGTGGTGCAATCGAACGTGGTGAAGACCCAAGAGCAGATACTTATGGTGGTGCTCAGAAAAAACCAGTTGATCATCGTGCAGGATTTTCAAAAAATCCATTAAATAATCCTTCAAGACCTGTTAAAAAACCTGGAGTATGAGTTTAAGACCCCTCTCATGAGGGGTCTTTTTTTTATCTAAATACCAAAAAAGGTAATGTCTCAATGGTTGACTATGAGAATCCTTGGATCTACAATGGAAAGGAATTTGATTCAAGTGATATTCAAGATTATTTTGGTTTTGTATATCGTATTGATTGCAGTCAGACTGGTCGCAAGTATATTGGTAGAAAGTATTTCTGGAGTTTCCGCACACCAAGAGGAAAATCTAGAAAAGTTAAGGCAGAATCTGACTGGAAGTGCTATTATGGATCGTGCCCAGAACTCAAGGAGGATGTGAAAAAGTATGGTAGGGAGAATTTTACGCGCACTATTATCTCATTACATAAAACAAAGGGCAAAACTAACTTTGAAGAAACAAGAC